ACTTAATAGTTATTCCCGCAGCGGCCTGTAGTGTCTTGTGAGCGTCACCTATATGTGTGGCAAGACTCATTAGCTGATCAACGCTTCCGTGTTACTTACGGCATCGCTCAGAATAATCGGAATGTTAAATGCCGAATCTGGAATCGTTGCAGGCTGGCCGGTTGGCGAGTAGCTTGTTCTCGACCGTTGCAATTGGCCTAGACTACGGCGTGACATTACGAGCATGTCTGGGCCTCGACCGGCGGGGAATTTCTCAAGTAGTTGAGAAATCAAATCGTCGGTTAAGCCTTTACCGGAATCTTCGGTAATGTTAGCTAAACGACCGGCAGACCATGCTGATCCGTAGATCAAACCACAGTAACCGGTTACAGGCGTCCAGTAAGAACCGAAGTGTCCAGAGCTAGAACCAGCGGTGCGGATAATCGTAGTATCCTTCGCTTCAATGACACCCTGATTACCCCAGGCAATCTGTGTATCGTTCATTCCAGTTTTTATTGCCCAGACTGAACTACCTGTGCTAGCTGTCGTGCCACCCGCCGAGATGACGGTCGCATCTGCTACTGCATCAAGTTCGTCAGCAAGTGAAGCGAAGCCGTTGGTGTTTGCACCGTAGATAAGCTCCTGTTCAATCTTGAACATCATCGCTTCCATATGATTACGCATTTGGAGAGCGAGAAACGCTGCTGGGCCGAGACGGTAGCCTTCGGCGGCGGCAATATCGACGTTGAAGCTGGCATCAGCGATAGCCAGATCGACAGTTACTTGTGTGTAATCTGCTACGTCGTTTTCAACACCATCGTTAAGTAGTCTGAATCCTACACTCGGATCGGCAGTCTTCTTGACCATCTTGAGCTGTGTACCGTCTACTGCAAACGCAGATAGTCGGCGAATCAGTGGTGCGCGGTTGAGAACATCACTTATATCGAAAGACAAATCGCTTTCGTTGAAGGTGATGATCTCGGCACTTGTGTAATAATCGTCAGCCATTTTAGATTTACCTTTCTATCTATTTGTTAGCTAATTGTTTTTCAAAGCGGGCTGCGAAACCTGCGACGAAATCGTTGTTCACGCCGTTCTTCTTGTACTTCTCAACAAGTGCAAGTCGTTCAGCATCTTCTGGGGTTACGCCTTCAGAAAAGCTAACAGGATTAGCTTCGCCTTCAGCATTGGCCTGAGCGAGTTCACGCAGGCGACCGGCTTCTTCAGCCAGACTTGCGTTGTCCTCTTTCAGTTGCGCGATTTGAAGTGCGTAACACTCGGCTTCGCTTTTACCTTCGATAAACCACAAAGCTCCCTGATCTCCAAAGAGTTCGACGAATCGTTTACCTTCGGCGGCAGAGAGTTGTGCTTCTGCGGCTTCTACGACTTCGGCTTCTTCGGATGATTCAGCGGCCTCTGGTGTTTCGACTTCTTCCACCTGATCTTCGACCGCTTCAGCTACAACAGCTTCTTCGTTTTCGACTTCAGGTGTGTTTTGGTCGTCACTCATAAGAGACTCCTCTAAAACATCTACTAAAATTTCGTTGCCGTTTGACAACACAACAGATTCGGTATTTTCATCAGCACCGTAGGGTGTGATAGCGACGCCCCGTAGCGGCCATGTGCGAATCACTGTCGCCGGTCCGCTAAATTGTTTTTCATTAACCGTGAACTCACCCTCCGTGGTGATGCGCTCGACGCTGATCCCATCGCCACCAAAATTGATACTGGCTTGCCAGGGAATTCCGGCTTTGGCTTTACGGACGATCTCTGCGCTTCGATCCTTCTTAGAAAAGCTCACAAGTTTTCCGCTGGCGACTAAGCCTTCAGGCTTCTGCTCAAAGCGGTCTAAGTAGCCAATGACTTCACCGTTATCGTGGTTAAAGTCGATTGGGATTTTCTCGGCCACACGCATCCCTGCAAAATCATGAATCGTCTGGTCTCCCCAATACCAATGTTCGATGGCCTGTGAACTGCGTGCTAACAGGCTTACGTCGTAAAGGGTTGCTTCACCATCCTCCGACGAGCCTTCCGTGATAGAAATCTCCGTCGATTGAAGGTGCATTGCGTTTGCTGGTACTTGTTCTTTCATACTTCTTCCTCTTCTTCTTCCACTTCCGGTCGGCGACCTGATACAGGTGGTTCGACCTCATCGGGAACGATTTCGGCAATACTCATATCAGGAATCACGCCGCGCGAATTCATGTATTCCTGTTCAGCCGCTAAAGTATCAATCACGTCACGGAACTCTTTCCCGTGACGCTCACGCACAATCTGGGTTCGTGTCTTTAATCCGGCATTGATTGCCGCTATGTCGGCGTTGATTTCCTGCTGTGGATTCCACCACGGCGTGCCATCCGGCATCCACTCCCAGTTAAGATCAGTCAAAGACATGCCGCTTGGCAGTCTTAGTGTTCCGTCGTTAATGAACATCTTCATGCGGAAGCCGGTAATGCGATCCAACAGGTGAACGAGGTCAGCTCGTCTGGTCTTACATGCTTTTTCGTACAAGATGTGACCGGCACGAGAACCAAAGAAGTTTGTTCGGCTTGTGTCGAAAAAACTCATCGGGATGCTTAGACTTTTCAGAGCCAGTGCGGTCATCTGTTCGCTAAACGTCTGGAACTCATTGGACGGGTTTTTGCTTTCGAGGATTTCAGCGTGGTCGCCTGGGTCAAGGTCAAGCATGACCGGCCCTTTTCCGAAATCCACTTTGTAGCCGCCTGTCACGCTATCGTCTTTCGTGACATCGCCCCAACCATCGGAACTTTCACGGCTCAACACCAACCCAAACATTTGTGAAACCTTGAGCTTTGCAAGAGCATAATCGTAGGACTCATACAGGTCACGGAACGTATTGATTGCTGGAGCTAGAGGACTAACGCCACGAATTTGATCGAAGCGGTCGTAGTATCCGAGTTGGTAGACATTGCGGGCGGCAATGGAGCGTTCATAATCGTAGCCGCCTGAACCATCACGACGCCAAACGGCGTATCGCTCTGGACGACCACCGTCAGATACACGAACTCCGTGTATCCATCGGTCGTCGAGTACCTTGTCGGGGTTTTTGATTCGGTCAGCCTCAATCGGCTGGAGCTTGCCGTTACGCAGTTTGATTAAAAAGACATCTCCATCAACCGTTCTACGTTCTTCACACATGCGTATCATGCGAGATAGGGTGTGACGGCCTGATACGTCGCAGTTTTCTGGACGCTGATACCAGTCCATCAGTGCCTGAAGGTCACGGTCGAGTCCTTCGTCGCCTGTTTGTGGCTCGAAGGTAAATCGTGAGACGTAATCTAAGTGCAGACTGATTGCCCATGCGGCGGCAGTGAAGTTTTGCTGTAAATCCCTGGCGTTAGAAATTAACTGCTTTCGCTTGGTCGGCGTAAGTATTTGGTCGGTAGACTTGAGGCGCGTCGGTGGGCTGTACCTCTTGGTCGAGGTATTGGCGGCGTCATAGTCTAGCTTTGTCGGATCGGCTTTTGCCGAATCAGTCAACGTCGGTTGCGGCATTAGATAGATCAATCGTTAAAGCGATAGGGCGAGTTCCCTTTTCACGCGCAACGACCTTCTGCCAATGGGTAAGCTCCCGTAGCATTTGGGGGCGGCTCATAGTGACGCTTGTTCCATCAATTGATGTACTCGTCACTCCACCCGTACCTGCAATCAGATCGGCCTGAAGTTTGGTGACCATCTGCTCTGCAAACGTAGGTGTCGAAGCGGTCGCATCTTTGCGCGTAATATTGGTAGGCATAACCACCATTACACGCGCAAGTGCAAACCTAATTTTCAGACAATATTCGTTTCCCGAATATTATTTTCATCCAGAAGTTTTCGGCTCACGTCAATGAGCATCTCATCGAACTCTCGGTCGTTACCACCGAAGAGGTGATGACAGTGCGCTAAAGCCTCATTGAGTAAGTTAGCTTGCGACCGATCTAGTAACAGTTCAATCACAACTTGTCTTTCAGTTTGTTGTTGGTTCATATCCTTTCCCGCCCTCTTAATCCCGTAACTTATTCCGGAGGAGTTAAACGAAATTTAGCATAGAAATAGAGCCAAGTAAATTTATTTATTTGTCGCTTTTTGCGTACACCTTTGATGGCGTGTAGCATGAAAGATGACAGTGACACGGTTGGTCACTCATCGGTGGTATTGGCAGATAAAGCACGAAGTTCGGCAATATTTTGTGCCAAGACTGCCGCCTTCTTAGCGTAAATCTCGGTAGTGTTGAGTTGTTTATGACCGAGGATTGCTGAAGCGGCTTCGATTCCATGCTGATCCCGCACTTCCTGACCGACCTTATGACGGAAACTATAAGGACTAAAAAACTCTACGCCTGCTTTTTCGCACGCTCTCTCTAAGTGCCTATAAAACTTTTCTTTGTCAAACAACTCCGTTCCTCGGATTGTCATATTCTTCCAGAGGCTGTGAAGTGTTTTTTCGTGTTCTTTCGTCTGGTGTCGCCAATTACGGACGGTAGCTCGCCCGACACCGAGTTTCTTGGCAACTTTGGCATGAGACTGCGATCCGGCAAGTAGCTTGAGCATTTCGGGAGTAAATTTCTTCTGATGCTTTTCCCAGTCGTTGAAAGCCCGTGCCTCTCGGACAGTAAAGTAGTAGTTATTACCGGCGTCTGGGCGCACGTCCTGTAGCTTTTCGAGTGCTTCAATACAGATTTCGTTTAGGAATACGCTACGAACGTGGCCTTTGCCAGCCGTTTTATGCTTCTTTGGTACATATTCCCATGTTGCCGTATTGATTTCCTGCTTATTGAGATTAGTAAGCTCCGATGGACGCATCCCTGTTTGATTAGCGATGATTATCATCGTTCTCAGCACAGGATTAGTCGCTTGGCAGACCTTTTCAATCTCAAAGTCACCAGGCGTCTTCATTTCACGGGGATCACGGATGCGATCACGGTATTTCTTGACGATCCGGTTATAATGGCTCATCCCGATCTCATCAACAAGTCCTCTAGGAAACATTCTGCGGACTTGACCGTACTTAACGAGGTCACGACAACTCGCAATGATTTTACGCACGGTGGTAATATTCCAACGCTGAGTCTCTGCGGCTTCTTTGCAGATTGCCTCGACGATCTCACAGAAGTTTTGGCCCGTAAAATTAGAAGCATCGGTCGTGGCGTGGGGTGTAAAGAATCCGGCTACAGTCTGCGTCCAGCCGTAGACGCTTTCAAAGGTCAACCAGTCACGGACAATCTCGCCAACAATGAAGTGGTATTCACCATTACTTTCGACTGGCTTCTGGCTTTGGATAGCCTGCACGAAATCGGAAAACTTCTGCTTACTTTCCGGTGTGCCGTGCTTGCCGAAATACTTGAACTTCGGCTTCCTCTTTCCTTCAGCGTTGAAGGTGTCGTAGGAAGTGTAAGCTCTCCCATCCTTCTTCTTTTTGTACTTCAGGTTGACCGGATAACGTACCTTAAACTCACTCATTTCACGCGCCCTCATAGTAAAATGTTGTCAGATTGTTGTCATTTGGGCTTATTTCGGCGTCTTTTTACCGAATCCAAATAACTCCATAAAACACTATTATACTATAAAACAAGGCATTTGTGAAGACCACCCAGAATCAAGTGGTATTATCGAACACTCTTTCTCCTAAAATGGGCGTGTTGGATAGTACCGTTTTTAAGAAATGGCCTAAGACCCCTTGTTTTACAGTCTTAAACTACTATTTATATCGTCATCGAAAATGGCTGATATGACAACTTATGACAACTTATGACATAATTTGTTGTCATTTGTTGTCACTTTGTTTTGAAAGTACCGGAGAGAGGACTCGAACCTCCACGCCTTGCGGCAACAGTTCCTAAGACTGCCGTGTCTGCCATTCCACCACTCCGGCTTTATTTACTCCAACATTTCATCCAGAGTTGCTCTATCGGCATCGCCGATGAACAGTGCGATCTTATGAAGTGCCTGCGACAGCCCGACGCCGTAATTAATGGACACCGACTCGATTTCTCGATCTTCTAAAAACTTAGCAACCCGCTCAAGTTCTGCCGCCTGGCGATTGATCCGCTTGGCAACTTCTATCAGGTCATCTCGTTTGTATTGTTTAGTTGATAATTTCGGCATCAGTCTATCACGACCTATAAAGGGCTATTGATAAGTAAAGTCTACCGGCGAAGTAAACATTATATAAGTATACGTACCCATACTTTTTGATAATTCTTGTCAGAATTGTCTGAAAAAGTGTTGATTCCTCTAGATGATCAGCTACAACAGAAATCCACATGGCAACAAATAAAACCAAGTGGAATTATACATGGACGGTATTAAGCTCACGGATGAGCTTCTCACAATCAGAGAAGCGGCTAACCTTTTGAAGGTTAGCGAGCGTACAATTCGCCGGTGGGTAGCCTCTGGCCGACTAGATTACACGAAAGTCGGCCAACGAGTCTATACCACTATTCAAAAGCTCGAATCTCTTTCAGAGCGTCCTAAACGTATTTCTGCTGAACAACAACAGGCTCTTGACGAGCTTAATCAAATGTTAGGAGGGACGCATGGACTTGTTCACACAACCGCACGTTTTGGCTCGGAATTCCGATCCTGAAACGTCTTTAATTGCCGCCAGAGAAATGGCAGCGACTGGTCAGCTTGGAAACATGGAGCTTACAGCACTGAACCTAGTGCTAAACAATCCTGGTTGGACTTCTGCCGAGCTAGAGAAACGACACGGATTTGAACGGGGGCAAATCGGCAAACGACTTTCAACGCTTGTTAATAACGGGCGTGTGATACGGGGCGACAAACGCCGGTGTGAAATCACCGGAAAACTTGCTTTTACTCACTACACGAAACCGCATAAACCCAGATAGGAGAGGTCATGCTACAGAAGTTCTTTCAAACAAAAGAAGAGGCGTCCGCTTATGCCGAGGAAATTAACGCTTACGCAGTCAGCAAGATAGGCGACCGGTGGCGTGTTAGCTGGATTGGGGCTGTTGATCCGAACGCTCCAGCCGACGCACCTAAAGCCAAAGCTAAACCTAAACGCAAACCCAAAAAGAAAGAAGAAGAAGTAAAAACCGACGATGAGCAGTCTTAATAACATTTGTGATTTAGTTCCCTTGCGTGACCTGCGGCTTCCCACAAACCCGTCACTTCAAACGATTAATACGTGGTGGCGTGATGGCGTCAATGGCGTGTTTCTCAAAACCTACAAGCTCGGTGGCGTCCGCTGCACCACGCATGAGGACTTAATTTCGTTTGTTCAACAGATCGGGGAGGACTCGGCAGAATGAGCGATCCTGTTTCTCAACCCTCGCATTACCAGAATGATGGCGACAGCCTTGAATGTTTTCCGGCATTTGTGGCTATGCGGGGTCGGGAAGCGGGACTAACAGCGGCGTTATTTAACGTCCACAAATACTGCTACCGTTTCGACAAGAAACATAACGAACTGGGGCAACAGATTGAAGACCTAGAAAAAGCCAAACAATACCTCAGTTTCGCAATCGAATTGTTGTCCGATGCAGAATCCCGAAGAACTAAAGAACTTTGAAATCACGTACTTTCGTCGAGATTATCACATTCGGCTGTTCCACGTACTGCACAACGGATCGCACAAGCAATACAGGCTGATAGCAGTTTTCCCCGCAAAAAGCGCGGAGGACATGGATGCGATTTCAGCAATTAAACAATACCTGATTTACTTTCGTTTTGAGGCGTAAATGACTGTTCGAGGATGGAACAACCCACTTGCTAAACCTGCCGCTAAATGGCGATGTCCTCGCTGTGGAGGGCTTTGCAAAACAAAAGGATGTTTAGCCTGCTGGACTCGCTTAAACCCAGAGAGAATACATGCAAGCGATTTATCGGCAACGCAAAAGCGTGAATTATTGTGGGAGCTAAACGATGTTATGCGGAGAAACGGATGCACATCCTAAACGGTGACGACCTGGAAATTGATTTTCCACCAACGAGCCTGTTGTGGGAGAGCTTCTCTAGAGGGAAAGCAGTTCACAAACTAGGCGTAAAGAACATGGGCGTCGGTGATAGATGGCTAACGAACATGGAAATGCACGACTTAACGACGTATCTCAAGCGAGTTAATCGCTTCAAAAATACAACAAAAAACTGGATTCGAGAGTTTGAATATTTTTTAACAATTGTGGAGGGCGCACATGGCCGACGACAGAACGCTGGAGTTTAATCTGGCTACGATTGAATCGAAATTAACTGAAACACAGGACAGATGGCAGAGGCTTTTCCCACCGTCGTTACAAACAACCGAACATTCGGAATACATTAAGGGGCTTTTGATAAGTCTCTTCAAAGAATCGCCCGACCTTCTAAATTGTCGCCCCGAAAGTATCTGGCGTGCAATCGCAAGCATTGTAAAACTCGGTCTAAAGCCGGACGGCATGATGGGTGAGTGTTACTTGATCCGTTACGGGCAGGAAGCCAAATTACAAATCGGCTATAAGGGATTGGTAGAGCTTGCCAGGCGAAGTGGTGAAATATCTAAGATTGTCACCTACGTAGTCCGAGAGGGCGATGAATTCGAGTATTCAACCGGTATTGAATCTTACGAGAGGCACAAACCGTGTGATTCAGCAAACCGTTCGGAGCAACCCATTACTCACGCCGTCGCCGCTATCAAGCTAACAAACGGTGAAATCAATCTGCAAGTTATGGATTGGTCTGCTTTAGAGCGTCATAAAACGCAATACAGCAAAGGCGCAAACAGCAAACACAGCCCGTGGAACACCGCTGAAGAACAAATGTGCAAAAAGACTGCTTTAAGTGGGCTTCTAAGAAGCGGCTGTGTCCCAATTCAAACAGACGTTGAAATCGACATGAAACAATCTAACCCAGTTGTTTCCAATGTTGAGTTCGAGGAATTAGTAGACAACTACTCCGAATCTCCTGCGTCAGGGGGTGAATTGGCTTCGGCCTAACCCACCGTTCACCCCTCTCTCGCTGCCGGTCGGGATGCCCTCCGAAAGTCCCGACCGGCATTTTCAAGGAAGAACAATGTTACACGACGGATTCATACACGCTAAAACGGTTGATCTCCAGCGAATACTTGGACTAAACAAGTATGAGGCTGTTGGCATCTTAGAGTGCATATGGCACTTTGCCGCCGTAAACGCCTGTGATGGTGGTATAGGACGCCACAGCAATGGCTTAATCGCCTATTGGATCGGGTATCTTGGCGACGCCGACAAATTAATCTCTGGATTGGTAGAGGCTGGCTTCTTAGACGTATGCGACGAAAGCCGACTACAGGTACACGACTGGTTCGATCACGCACCTAAATACATCAAAGACCGTTACCGTCAACGCAAAGCACGCAAGTCACAAGTTGTCACACCTGTGTCACACGATGTCACACCCGTGTCACAACCTGTCACACCTGAGTCACAACCTGTAGAGCTTAGTAAAGTAAAGGCAAGTAAAGACAAGCACAGAGATATTACGATTGAAAATCGTGATCTCTCTGTTTTAGTTGAAAAATGGAACAAAGCACCGCAGGTTGCTAAATGCCGAACTCTATCGGCTGGCCGCAAAGAAGTCATCTGGAATTACATTAACACTGACCCGAACTGGCTTAGTGACGCTTTAGAAGCGATAGACAAGTTTCCTCTTCAATGCTGGAAGAATCGTTCGTACAAACCGAACTTCGACTGGTTTTTGCGAGAAGGCACAATCATACAAATTCTGGAAGACCAACATGACTGGGGCGACAACTACACACCACCACCTAAGCCACGAAAAGAGCTAACTGAGGCTCAGAAAAAAGAAAAAGCTATTTCTGACGACTTGTACAGTCGGCTAAAAGAATATCAGCGAAAAGGGGAGGGGTTGTCTGATGCGGCCTCTGCACTTCGTGACCAGATTGCACAAATGGAGAACACCACATGCAATTCATAGGAATAGACCCTGGCATCAACGGAGGGATCGCACTAATAGAACGTGGGCGAGTTCTTGCATGGAGGATGCCACCCACGGAAAAGGACGTTAAGAAGCTACTTGACGACATTCAATACGACACTGACGACAAGACATTTTGCCTGATAGAAGAGGTTCATTCAATGCCTGGAAATTCAGCCAGAAGTATGTTTACGTTCGGTCAGAACTACGGAATGTTGAGAGCTATGTTGATTGCTTCCTACATCCCCTTTGAAACAGTCACGCCGACCGTGTGGCAAAAGGAATTCGGACTGACTAACCGCAAAATTTCTAAAACCAAAAAGAAGAACAAACACAAAGCTAAAGCACAGGAATTGTTTCCAACCATTGATCCGATGACTCACGCATTAGCTGATGCTTTGCTTATCGCTGAATACGCAAAAAGGAAATACAAATAATGGGAATCGTCGGAATGGTTTCAAACGTCAGTGATGCGACTATCGCAAAGGTCGGGGCTGCGTTGACAAACGAATTGGCAACCTCCAAGCAAATTGCCTTACAAATTGGATTGTCTAAATCAACAGTTGCCCGCGCAATGCACTCGTTAGTTCTAGACAACCAAGCCGAGCGCGTGAACATGCAATTGGTATTCAATATCGACACCGGCGAATGTTACGAGGTCGAGCGTTCCCAAAGAACTCGAAAAGAAACGCTAGTCAAACATCTACCGGCCCAATTTAGAAAGGCAGCGAAATGAGAGCTAGATTCGTAAATCCGAACAATCGGGAAAGGTGCATGATTCGCACTAACACCATTAAAACTTTTCAACAACTAAAACCACAGTTAAAAGCAATCGGGATGAGGGAAGTCGGCCTGATTGGATTTTGGAAGCACGTGCTTTTTGGCCGTATTCGACGAAAACCGTCCTGAGTTCGGACTCATAGTCATTTTATTTACTGTTTTATTTCCACCTTATCCGGCGATCCCGATTTTTGTCGTATTCGCCTTAACCGCAAATTACATACGGGGCAAACAATGAGAACCACAAATAACAAAGAAAAAATAATAAGTTTTCCAGAATACATCCAAGACAACACTCATTTCTACAAAGGAACAAGAGGGAACTTTTTTGTCTTTGGGGTCGCCTGTAATTACGGTGACGGAGAGCAAAGTACAGAATTCATAATTGATCAGGACAGCACGCTGTATCAACGCTTTATCGACACTTTAGCGTCCATAGGAGATGTGCAAGAAGCAGTCACGAAGTTAGTGGTTACTAGTGATAGCGAATGAGAAAACTACAAATCGGTAGCTGTTTTTCAGGCATCGGAGGCTTGGAGTTAGGGCTAGAAGCCACTGGTTTTTTTGAAACGAAATGGCAGGTGGAAATCGAGGACTTCCCGACAAAGGTTCTTGAGAAACATTGGCCGGACGTTAAACGCTGGAAAGACGTAAGAACATTTCCACCTGAAGGGGACTGGTCGTGCGACATTTTGGTTGGCGGCTTCCCGTGTCAGGACATATCAATAGCTGGTAAAGGCGGTGGGCTAACCGGCGAACGCTCAGGATTATTTTATGAGTTGCTTCGCATCATTGACCTTATCCGGCCAGACTGGATATTACTGGAAAACGTCCCAGCAATCCTTCATCGAGGAGCAGATGAAGTATTCCGATCACTGGCCGAAATCGGTTTGCGTGACGACAATCCCCACTTTAGACGGATGGAAAGTCACTGCTTCCCAGCTTCCTCCGTTGGCGCGCCACATAAACGAGAACGGTTTTTCTTACTGGCCCACGCCAACCTGTCGGGATTACAAGGATACAGGGAAATGGACAAGCCTCGCGCGATTTGTAGACAAGAAACGCTTGGCGTGTTCTTTAGCCGCAATCGAAAAGGTTTCTGGGCAAATGAACCCAGCGTTCCCCGAATTTCTAATGGGTTTCCCAAACGGATGGACCGAATTACAGCAATCGGAAACGCCGTCGTTCCCCAGGTCGCCGAATACCTCGGATCAGAGATAGTGAGCTATATCAATGATTGTTCTAAAGAAACATGAAGTCGTGATATTCACGCCCCCAAACACTAAAAGCCGACCATTGCACGACGCTCTGTGTGACGCTAAGGGAGCATATTGGGTATTAGGGACAAATAGCCACGCAATCGGCACGCCGCATACTACCGTCGTTCCTAACGAGTTTAAGAGCTATAAGCGTGCTTTATTGGTCCGCAATCCCTACACTCGGATGCTTTCGCTGTATCAGAAGTATTTACGCAATCATGAGCCTTCGACGGTCAGGCCATACGAATTCATGGAATATAACGACCATTTGTCACGAATGGGTTGGGAGCATGAATTTACAATCAACCATTGGTGCGGTGGTATACATTTTGATTACTTACTTCACGCCGAAACAATCAGGAAAGACCTGCGGCAGTTCATGCCACGAGTTCCTAAAGTTGATGAGACAGAGTTCGATCCGCTTGATTGGGATAAACAGTTTAGACCGCTAGGCTATGATCGGCTAGTCGAATTATATGAGCGAATATTGCCTGATTTGATTTACGGTTACGACCGGATAGCAATTACTCCCACAAGAGCTAGGTTGTTATGCCATTAAAACTTCGGCTAAAAGCTGGCGATAAACTTGTGCTTGGTTCGGCGTTTCTTGAAGTGGAACGTGTAGCGGGAACGACCGTTTCGGTTTCCGTTGAAGCTCCGCAGGAAATTGCTATTTTCAAACAAAGAAAAACGTGTTTACAGGAATTGCCGGATTCCTCAGAATTAAAGAAGTCGTCGAACGACAAACCTTGAATCCGTTGAACGGGCATCTTCTCTGATGCCCGTTTTTTTTTGGCCTAACTAAAGGAATTTCACATGGCATCCGGCGTAACAGACGCAGGCAAGACTATCTTGCTCAATAACTCATTCAAAGGTAGCACCGTTGCCGCTGACTACCATTTAATTCTAATTAGCGACACATCTGGCGTAGATCGTGACCTGACGACGCTGGCTGGCGTTACGGAGCTTCCTACAGGTGCAGGGTACACAGCCGGTGGAAAAACAATCGCTTACAGTGACATTACCGTCACTGACGTAGGCGGGACTCCTGGAGCTAAAGCCGTCATTTCCGATCAGCAATGGGATGCGACCGGAACATTTCCTGACTCTGGCTCTGGTGCAAGGTACGCTGTCCTAGCTGATGGTACAACATCAAGCGACAACATCATCGCATGGTTTGATTTAACCGAAGCTCGCACATTAACAAACGGCCAGTTCTTGAAACTATCTGGTTGTGAAATTGATCTGAACGCACCTAGCTAGGATAGCTTTATGGAATTGTTACTTCAGATTAACTCTGTAAGTGACGCCGAAACGGATTTCCAAGATGGCGATGTGGTTGACGCTATTAGCGTTAGTCGCATACGCCTCTCTTGGGCTGCGTTTTTGTGTCATCCCAAAAAATTCGCTATGAACGATGTGACCGGCTTGCGTGAGCTAGGAACTGCGTGCGAGCAGTATCTTTCGGTAATTAGTCGCTACAAATTTACTCGTTTGAGCGAAAAGACGGTTAGTCGCCTTAATTTTGAAACTGGCGAAACCAAAGAGTTTTCAGATCAAGCTGATGAAAACGGTGAACGCATTGATGTTCAACCGTATCTAAATAAGATTACTCAGCATAAACATCACAAAGTATTCGGTACTTCGGGATCGGAAATTTGGTACTCGCAGATAAAAACCGATGTTAGTCATTCCGTTGTTTGGGATACCGTTGAATCGGCGTTGCAAATAAATCGAGACGATTATTCTTCGTGGATGTTTACGCCGTTAGAAAAGATTATGTTTCTACCCGTAAAGGTAAGCAGTAATTCTGAAGTTTCCGATCCGACAGCAAACGAACGCCGAGAACATCATGCAGTCGCAGTAGAGTCCGAAGACGACGAACCCGTTGAATCAATAGTCATGCGTCGAAAGTACAACATACCGTACTGGGATTTAGCGAACGACTTCGGTATTAGCGTTGATGATGTTCGTTCAACGAAACCTGTCGATGCGAGGGATGCGACGCCACATATGGATTCGGTTATCAACGCAAAGGATTTGTCTGCATGGCAACTGTAACCTGCTCAATCGGCCAGAGTGCGTCTCTCGGAACAATAACGCCATCAAGCTGTACTGCGGTAACCGGTACAACAGACGAATGGGACGTAACCTTTTCAACATCTCCGATGCCGACAATTGCGGTTGGAGATACTTGGAACGCTTCAGATTATAGCGGAAGCGATTATACGTTTTTGTTTATACCGGTTGGTAGCGGCTACAGGTTGAAGTATGTGGGCGGTGGATGGAGTGTTACAAGCCCTTGTTCAGTTACCGATTTTATGGGCAACCAGGCATCGGGAACACTCAATCGAGCATTTTCCACTTTAAGCTCTTGGGAATCGTCATTAGATTCTGGCGATTTTAGCAATCTATATTCGTCTGGCGACGATGCGGTCGGCGAGTGTTATGACGATGCGACTTCGTTTAATTGGAATGTATCTTTCACAGGAGCTACATCTTTAGGCAACATCAAACTCACAGTTGCAGACGGCGAGCGTCACGGCGGTGATGAGTCCTCCGGTGTAACGATTGCATACACAGGAACATCCCGTAAAACGATTCAGATTAATCGTGATGATGTAACAGTGGAATGGCTCGTGTTTGATTTCACAAGTGCGAACAATGCGAACTATGACGGTATCTTCGTTGAAAATACCGTAGATGTTGACATCATAGTTCGAAACAACATTTTGCACGGCTACGATTCCCAAAATGACCGTGTAATGGGAATAAAGATGGGCAATGGAGATTCGTCATCGACGCAATCAGTCCTTAACAACGTCGTATATGATTTTTATCAGCACAACGATCATGCTATCGGTATAGGGTTTTTCGACTCCGGCACAAAATACGAGGTGTACAACAACACTGTTTACAAAATGATTTCTGGGTCGAACAACGATTATGGACTCGGTTACAACAATCGTAGCAATCATGTGCTGATGAAAAACAACATTGCTATTGAGTGTCGCAACAACAATTCAAGCGCAACGTATTCCAAGTGTTTTAGAAACTA